AAGTTCCTGCACGTGGTTCGATTGGAGACGTTTCTCTTGCTGACATGCGCTATTACTTAATCGGAGATCGCCAACGCCTGACTATTATGGAGTCGGAACATGTCAAATTTAAGTTTGATGAAAAAGCGTGGCGGTTTGTACAACGTGTTGACGGGCAACCATGGATCGACTCTCCCATCACACCACGTGCAGGCGGAGCAACGATATCACCGTTTGTACAGCTAGGAAACTTTGGAACGTAATATAACTGAAAAGGAGGAGAACAACACATGACTCGCATCAATGAAAAAATCACATTTACCAACGCCATTAATCCGACAACCGCAGCGACTGTAACAGCATCATCGTCTGAATTGGTTGACATGTCACAATTCACACAATACCTTGCCATCGTTGCACAAGGAACAGCAACGACAGCAGGAGTCATCACCGTTACGGTTTGGGAATCTACTGCTCCAACGTGGGCTGGTGCAGTTGCAACAGTTATCACCGCATCGCAGGTTACTGGCGTATCTACAACCTCGCCACGTTTCATCAACATTAATCTACGTGACTCCCAGATCACGGATGGCCGCCGTTACCTTGGATTGTATGTGCAAAAAGCCGATACTGCATCAGGCGTTTGCGCTGTGATTGCGCGTGACGGAGACAGATATTTAGGTTAAGATTTATAGCTTGCGCAGGCGACAGGTACGGGAACGCCATATATTGGAGACGTGTCGCCTGCTGAACGAAATCGGAATAGGTTAACCTTTACAGCTTTACGGCATGGATAGCTTGCGCAGGCGACAAGCGTACCCCTTGACGTTTCCATGCCGTATATATAAGGGAATAACATAATAGGGGTGTTATGTATGACAAAAGTTATGATTGGTTTACCGATACATCGACCAATCGAATTCAAAGTGTTCGAATCGTTCATCCGTATGACGAATCAGAGAAACGATATCAAACTAGAATTTTCCATGGTGTCAAATAGCTTGATATACGACGCTCGTGAGTATGTGGCGGAGCAGTTTATGAAGAGCGACAATGAATATTTGATGTTTATTGACAGCGACATGACGTTTCATCCGCAGAGCTTACAGTTTTTGCTACGGCACGATAAGGAATTCGTCACCGCAAAAGCGTTCAAAAGGGTGCATCCGTATCAACCGTGTTTTTATACAAAGGTATTGTATGAAAACGGCATCCCCAGCTTGGAAGTGCCTACTGGATATGGAGAGGGCTTACTGCCGATTGAAGGCGCGGGGCTAGCGTGTGCATTGATTAAGCGATCCGCTTTTGAAAAGCTAGAAAAGCCATATTTTTTCCCGCTCCCCAACGTAGGGGAAGATTTATCTTTCTGCATCAAATTGAAAGAAGCAGGGGTTAAAATGTATTGCGATACGACGCTACAATTCGGACATCTTGCGCAGCAGGAGATATTCGAAAAGCATTTCGTTGATGCGTTTGCGAAGATGGAGCAGGATAAACAGCAGGATACAACACAATGAAAATCCTTATCGGAGCTCCTGTGAAACAAGATGAAACAACTTTCAAGTACTACCTTGAATCGCTAGCCAATCAACAGCATGATTATGAGGTTGATTATTTTTTTATACTGCATAACTCACCGCAACTCAAACAGCATTTGCATCGGAATCAGTATGAGGAGTATTCCAACGATACCACGTATCAAAAGGATGATACGCATGTATGGAAAGGGAATAATCTACGTGATGTAGCGAATATGAAAAATTATTTGCTTAAAAAGACGCTTGAAGAAGGCTATGACTATTTCTTCCTCGTTGATTCTGATATCGTGCTACACCAAAAAACATTGTCGCATCTCGTCGCTCAACAAAAACATATTTGCAGCGAAGTGTTTTGGACTCGTTGGCGTAGCGATGAAGAGGAAATGCCAAACGCATGGGAACACGATTATTACAGCTACACTAAGCTAGGCATATGGAACAAATGGAGAAAAAAAAGCTTATATGAAGTGGGCTACAGTGGAGCGTGTATTTTAATACACCGTGATGTCATCGCATCGGGCGTAAACTACTCACCACTGTATAATGTATCTTTCTCAAACTGGGAGGATAGGGCGTTTTGCATTAGAGCAGCAGCGCATGGATACAAGATATACATGGATACTCACTATCCTGCTACTCACTTGTACAGGGAAGAGGATGTGAAGAGTTATGGGCTACGTCGCAAAACATAAGTTTTACTGTGACGAGTCGAAAAAATCGTATGACATCGGAGACGGCTACATCACAATCGACCGTGAAAAGGAAAAACGCTTGTATAACCTCGGTTTTATTGAATACAGTGAGCACGATGCATACGAGGTAAAGGTTATAAAAACGAGGGGGAAAGTACATGCTAGACAGCGCCCCGATACCGCAATTGATAACAGTAACTGAAACAGAGCCAGTGTGGCATCCTGTTACAGATGTTGAATTTAAGCGTTATGCAAGAATCGATGATGCTGTTGATGAAAATCCTTCACTGATCAACGAGATTATTCACGCAGCAACGCAGATTGTAGAGTCGTATATGGGTACCGTGTTTCATCGCAGGACTTTCGTGCAACGCCAAACAGGCGGAGTAGAGTATATCCCTGCTATGAGAACGCCTGTAACAACAGTTTCATCCATCACGTATGCGGAGAATTTTGAATCTTCATATGTCACCGTTTCCACCTCTTCATACCGTGTCGGTGGCAACGACTTTTATCACAAAGACGGTTACTTCACCGCAGGCAGACCAGCCAATGGATACGTCATCACATACACGGCTGGCATGGTAGCAGACGCAACGCCGTCAACGCTATCAACGGATATAAAAACAGCAGTGCTACGAGTAGCGGCGTTTCTTTACGAGAATCGCCAAGAATACGCTACTGGATGGAGCGAGCAAGGATTTAGCATAAGCTACGACGTTTTGAAGGGTGTTATCGGCAGAATCGTGAATCATTCAGCATCGGCGAGGGGTGTTTTCTGATGCTCACATGTTTGCGAAACACCATCACAATTCAGTCTCTTACCGTCACACCAAGCGGCGGAGGAACATTTACGGAATCATGGACAACAACGTCAACCGCTTGGGCACGTGTTGAAGGCGTTGCGGTGGAGGAGACACGTTTTGACAAGATGCAACAAGTGGAACAGTACACCATCCGCATGCGAAAACAGCCATTAAGCAACACGCAACGCATCGTGTACCTCGGCAAAGTGCTAGACATTGAATCCGTTTTGGATGAGACCCAATTGTCAAGGATGATGACGGTTAAGGCACGGTGTGAGATATGATTAAATTCAGTATTCTCAACATAAACGCATTGCGTGAAGAAATGAAAAAGCTAAACGAGCGCATCCAAGACGAGGTTGACGAAACTATTTTGGCGATGTCACGCGTTGAGATTGAGACAGTAGCAAAAAGGAATGTACCCGTGGATAGCGGGCGTTTGCGCGCAAGTATCATCACGGTAACGAGGAATACAACAACATTTAACTACACCGATCGTGAAGGCGGTAGCTACGACGGCATGCTACGAACGGTACGAGCAAGACAAGGCGAGGTTATCGTCGGTACCAATGTGGAGTATGCGGAGAAGATACACGAGCGTGGTGGTGGCGGCCCAAATTCGGGGCGCAGTAGCGGAGGACAGAAAAAGCCCAAAGGCTACGGTAAACATTTTCTAAAAAAAGCTTATGACAGAGCCGTTCCACGCATTATTGTAGCAGTGAAGCGCATAAGGGGGGTGCAGTGAATGAGTGCTATGTGGAGCGTACAAAAATCACTGTTCACCGCCATGAGTGCAAACGCTACATTGATGACGAAAATCGGAAACGCACTATACGACGAGCCTCCTACAAATTCGGCGTATCCGTACATCACCATCGGCACGATGACGGAGACGAATGCAAATCGTTTAAGCAAAGACGGTTTCTACGTGACACTTGAAATGCGTATCTTCACCAAAAACGGCAGAGGCGGTTTCAAGCTAGCAAAGGAAATTATGGAACTCGTGAATCAAACAATAAATCTAAAAAAATTCACCATGGACACTTATACTATGGTGCAATGCTTTTACCGTTACAGCTCCACGGAGCGTGACGAGGACAAAAACATCATCAATGCAAATTATGATGTTATTTGTCACTAACATTTGAGGAGTGATTGAATCATGGCAGGCACTTTTGCATTTGGTGCAATATTCAAAATTGGAACAACAACTATTTCAGAAATAACAAGCATTTCCGCTCCAAACTTGTCGGCAGAAACGATCGA